ATCTAACTATATTTATGAACATGCATCTTTGCCAATGAAAGAAGGAACTAAATATTGCGTTGTCGTAATGACAGACATTAATGAACTAGGACATAAGTAGTGTCTCTAATTGCAAAGTTTACACCCTTCAGGCCTTGGATAAATAAAGAAGATATTTCTGTTCCTGTTCCTACACAAAAAGAAATCCCAGACTGGTACAAAGATGCAGATAGATTTGCAAAAATGCCAAGTGGAGAATACTACAAAGCCCCAAAAGAGGTTTGTCCATTTCCCAAAGAAGGAACAACGGATGACTATGGAAAAATACCTACATGGAAAGCATGCCCTGCAATTATGGATGCATTTGCAACTGGGTATGTCTTTAAAACACCATGTGACCTAGCCTTTGCTAAAAATTCTCAGGGGATAATTAATGTAACAATTAATGACCCTAAGTATAAAGACTTTTGCACTCAAAGACCACCAATGTCACAGTTTGAGCATCCAAAAGGATACTATCAGCATCATTTTGCTTGGAGTTCTCCGTGGGGTCTAGAGTTGCCAGAAGGATATAGTACACTGTTTATGACACCAATGAATAGGTTTGACCTTCCATTTTTAAATACCACTGGTATTGTTGACTCAGACAAAGTTCATCTTCTTGGTAGTTTTCCATTTTTTATTGCGGATGGATGGGAAGGAATAATCCCAGCAGGGACACCATACTTGCAAATTCTTCCTTTTAAAAGAGAGAACTGGGATCACAGTATAGAGATATTAGATCAGTCTTCTATATATGGTAAAATAGTAGATAACGCAAAGTTCTATCGTCAGCCTGATGGTGGAGTTTATATTAAAAAAGTTTGGTCACGCAGAGAGTATAAATAGGAGATATGCAGATGCAATCATGGACAGAAAAAGAAGATCTTGGTAACGGAATTATCTGTTATAGAGGGGTAATTAAGAAAGAGTTTAATGTAATAAATCGACTTGAAGAAACTTTAGGATCAGTTTCTGGATATGGAGAGTTATCTCCTGAAGGCAAAAAATATCACTGGATGCCAGCATATGTTGGATATCAGAAACTTATGCCTGACTATAGAGATTGTGTAGATTTTAAATTTAAAAAAACTGATATTGAAAATGACAAAAGCGAAGAATCTATAAAACTTCAAGCACTTTGGCAAGATATTTATGATGTTCAGGCAGTAGCAGTAGAAGACTACAGGAAAATGTATAACATTATGCCACTTAAATACTGGGAAGCATTTAATTTTATTAAGTATGGTCCAGGTCAACACTTTATGGAGCATCACGATCATGGCTATTCTTACAATTGTACAGTATCTTTAGTTGCTTATGTTAATGATGATTATGAGGGTGGAGAGTTATACTTTAGATTACAAAACCTCAACATAAAACCAAAGGCTGGAGATCTTTATGTTTTCCCTTCAAACTTTATGTATCCACACCAAGCAATGCCAGTTCATTCTGGAACAAAGTATTCAATTGTTACAATGCTTGACTATAGCAAAAAGTATCATACACCAGATATGTATGATCCAAAGTGGGATAATGAATAATGATTAATATATCTGTTGAAAAAATACAAGGCTGTTTATTTGATATTCAGCCAATGTCCATAAAGAGAGATTGGATGGATGTAACATCAGAGAAACATGCATATAGATGTTTTCCAGTAACCCAGGCTAACGTTGTTGGATGGAATCTTTCTTGTACTCAGGACATAGTATTTACGTGGGACGGTCTTAATGATCAAACAGACCAACATGTGCTTATTGATAGCCCAAAAGACGCTTACGCTGGAAGAGGTCAATCTTCGGTAAGTCTTAATACATCTTTGGTATTTAGAACAGATCCAGACGTAAGCATTTTAACAATTAACCCAGTTAACTATTTTAATGAAGATTTTGAAACAATGTCTAACCTTATCAGTACTTCTTTTTATGATAATCCATTGCCTTTAGCAATTAAAGCAAAAAAAGCAAATATCAAAACTATAATAAAAGCAGGAACTCCAATTGCTACAATAATTCCTATATCTTTAACTAATTTAAACAATACTGTAATAGAAATTGTTGAATATAAAGATAATGATAGAGTGAGGGTTGATGCTAACATTTCTTACGGTGAGGCAGCACAGGCTGTCAACTCTTCTGGTCAATGGACAGATTGGTATAGAGATGCAGTAAATGAAAATGGAGAATCTTTAGGTTCTCATGAAGTCAAAACATTAAGGCTTTTTGTAAAAGATAAAACTAAGGGTGATATAATATTATGATGAATAAAGATGAAACAGTTCAAGTAACTAGAAAACCATCACTGACTCCGTCTGGGTTTTTTGGATCAGGACCAGAAAATATAGTAGAGTTAGAAAATTTTATGACAGAAGAAGAGATTAATTTTTTAGATAATGCAGCAAGAAGTTTGCAGGTGTGGGATCTCACACAAAGTCACGTAAACGAAAATGGAACTGTGATTTATGACGCTGGATTTTGGAAAGATAGAGTTGCCTCTGCTCCATCTTTAGACAAGAATGATCCAAGAATTGTTCCAATGATTTCAAGTTTATTTAATAGGCTTCAACCAATTATTGAAGATTTTTTTAAAGTAAAGGTTCAGCCTACAGGACAAACAATCGTAAAATGGAATCCAGGTCAATTTCAAAGACCACACGCAGACAAAGAGTTGCACTCTGGCCCAGATGCTGGATTGCCAAATGATTTTCCACACTATGATATTTCAAGTTTATTTTACATTAATGATGATTACGAAGGAGGAGAGTTGTACTTTCCACATCAAAAGATTCAGTTTAAACCAAAACGTGGCTCGGCATATTTTTTCCCAGGAGACATGAACTATGTTCACGGAGTAACAGAAATAACAAAGTCTTTAAGATATACCTGTCCGTTTTTCTGGGAAATTTTAGAACATACTGGTGAAGTAAAGCCAGATAAAAACAAAGAATATTATAGAATTTTTCCTACAAACGAAGAAGTAGCATCGTGGAATCCACAAAAAGGAATTTTATAAGATGAATTCTAATTTTGAAATAGAAGAAGTATATCCATACATATATGTTTATAAAAATATGTTTAAAGACATTAACAAATCTTACAAAATTTTAAAAGATTCATTAACAGAAACAGAAGACAGGCTTTTTAGCCCATGGTCACAATGGTCAATTTTTGGACAGTACCTAAATCCATTAACCCCTACATTCAATAACTCAGAGAAATATGGTAATTTAAAAAATATTGTAACAAACACAGAAATTCAAAAAAATGAAAAACAATTTGCTATTGAAATGATGGAAAATTTTCATTTAGTTACAGAAGATTATATTAAACGACATAACATAGATGTAGACTTGGATGCAAAAACTATAGACGAAAACGGACAAGCGATACCATTATGGAGATGGACTGGAGGAACTATAGGTAAATATCATGTAAGCAATGATGAAGAGCAACATGGTATGAGATATCATTCAGATTATATAAGAGAGCAAGGAGATGCTCCAGGTTATAAGTTTGTAATAACATGTACAATTTATTATAATGATGATTATGAGGGCGGAGAAGTTGATTTTGCAATGGGAGACAAACTTGTAAAATACAAGCCAAAAGCAGGAGATCTTCTCGTTTTTCCATCTGGACACCCAGACTATTTAACAGAAGATGAAATGCCATACCTTCACGGAGTTATGCCAGCGTATAAAAATAATAAATTTTTGTCAAGAATGTACTGGCAAAAATATCAAAAAGGAACAGACAGTTGGTATGAAAAAGAAAAAAAATTTGGTAAAGATGTTTGGGCCTCTATGCAGTCAGAATTAGAAAAAAATTTTAGGGACGAGCATCCTCAAAGATCAATAATAGAAAATGGAGTAAGGATAAAATGAACCTAGAAAACAAAAATAAAATAACTAAAGATATAGTTGTTTATGAAAATTTTATTGATGAGGAGACTGCTGCAAAACTTGTCAAAGTATTAGATAAGCATGTAGAATTAGGAACAATTACTTGGATGCCAATATCCTTTTATGAGTCTTATTCATCTGTTCTTCCACAAGACAATGATGAACATGTAATTGCTGAAGGTTTGCCTGCTGATATTTTTTCACAAATCAAGCAGGGAATAATTAATGCTGTTGCAAGTGTACACGATCTTGATCCAAAGATAATTTCTCAAATTGGATATCATACACAAAAATGGGAACCAGGTGCTTATGCAAGAATTCACTCAGACAACACAGATGAGCACGGCAATTCTGGCGCATTTACTAGAAGCAGATACGCTGCATTTTTATATTTAAATGACGATTTTAGTGGAGGCTTGTTACAGTTTCCAGGACAAAACTTAAGCATACAGCCTAAAGTTGGAATGCTTGCTGCATTTGACGGGGGATTTAACAATATGCATGAGGTCACTTTAATAGAAAGCGGAGTAAGATATACCATAGGATCTTTCTGGGATGATCGTGAAGAAGATGCATATCCACAAGAACTAAGAGATGCCTGGGCAGAAGAGATGAAAGAGACTAGAGCCAAACAGGAAATTGAAAGAGCAGAATGGCAAGAGTTATTAAAGCAGGGTTGGAAATTAGATAAAGACGGAAATAAATATAGGCAAGAGGATCTTTAAATGATTGAAACACTTAAAAAACATTTAGTAAACGAGGGTTTTACTTTTAAAGAAATTACTCCTGAATTAATTTCTGTTGAAAATTTTTTATCAAAAGAGACCTTGGATTCTCTTTGGGAAATTATAAATGACCGTAAACAAGAAGACTGGGAAGTTGAATATATGGGCAACTTAAAAAACTTTTGCATGGAAAAGTTCGGAAGAGATGATGTTGACAATCTTGTTGCTGAGGGTAAGTTTGAAATTACACAAAATTGGAAAGATAAAAATTTTAATATAACTGATTTTCCACTCTATTATCCAATGTATAATAGATTAAATAAAATGGTCATAGAGTCAGACAAATCTTTGCATTTGAGTGGTATGGCAACAATTCAAAGAATGCAGTCAGGCGTAGAACTCAAGTCACACACAGACCAACACACCGATCCATCAATTCAGTATGCTACAATTGCCTATATAAACGATGACTACTCTGACGGCGCTTTATTTTTTCCTAAATTAGGAATAGAGTTAAAGCCAAAACCAGGCACCTTGCTTATTTTTCCAGGAAACGAAGAATATGAGCACGGAGTAAAACATGTGGGAGAAGGCACTATTAGATATGTTTTGGTTGGTTTTATTAAAGAAGTAGATCATTATCAAAGAAATAGGTATTAGGGGGAATAAATGAATAAAGAAGTGCTAGATCCAAAAGTTTATTATTATACTGATGTTATAGAAGATTTTTCTAATTTTCAAAATACTTTAAAAGATTTGGAATCTCTCGAATCAAGCGAAGAACTTAGTGTTAATCTTTGGAAACCATGGACATCTTCTAATGACAAAAATTTTATTTATGGAGAAACAAAAACATTTGATATTAATTCAATAAATAAACTTGATGGTGCAGTAAAAGAAAAAAGCAAATATATTTATGATTCAGTAATGACAGCATTGTATAATGTTTGCAAAGACTATGCCACCTGCCTTGGAGATTTTGACGAGCCAAGACTGTTTCCAACATTTAACATAAAAAAATATAATACTGGAATGGGAATGGGCGCACACTTTGATCAACTGGACGGGGATAAAACATTAAGATATTCTCTTGTTATGTACTTAAATGATGATTGCGAAGGTGGAGAAATATCTTTTCAATTAAAAGATTATAACGGTGGCTGGACAAGTGCTGAAGGATTTGCTGAAGGAGTTGCTCCAGCAGTAGATTTAGACTATGACATATCCGTTGCAAAGGGAGCAATTAATTTTGGACTAAAACCAAAAGCAAATAGTGTTGTCATATTTCCAGCATTCCCTCCATATTTTCATACAGCACACACTGTAAAGTCTGGTTTTAAGTATATGGTTCCTGGTCACTGGATTCATAATGGAATGGATCTTCACAAATCTCAGGGCATGTAAGTGAAAACAGCAATTGTAACTGGCGCTAGTAAAGGCGTGGGCTATGCAACAGTAAAACTATTATCAGAAAATGGATACAAAGTTATTGCTGTTTCAAGAGATTTATCAAAGACTTTTAATTTAGTTGGAGATAATGTAGAAGTCTATCAGATGGACATTACAAATAGCGATGAAATTAAAAATTTTTACGATAAGTATAAAGGCATAACTCTAGACCTTTTAGTAAATAACGCAGGTGGAGGGGCTGGACCAACCAATATTATAAACGAAACAATGGATAACTTTAGAAAAGCATACGACATAAATGTTTCTGGACCAATGTATCTTTCTCAACTATTTGTTCCTTGTATGAAAAGATCAAACTCTCCCACAATAATCTTTATAAGTTCGTTAGGTGGTAAATTCCCATATAGATCTGGTGGCAATTATACAAATGCTAAAAGAGGAATGATGGCATTAGTTGACACAATGCGATTAGAGTTTCCACAATATGGTATTAAGATAACTGAAATTTGTCCAGGAACAATAGATACTCAAGCAGAAAAAAGAGATATTGCTTTGACTGCAGAAGATATGGCAGAATCTATAAGATGGGTTGCAAGTTTACCCAAACATGTTAACATAAATCATATAGAGATAAACCATATCCTTAGTGGCAAATACTAACCCTTAACAACAACTTTAGGGGAGAGTTTTACTTTTTACAAAACTCTGCTATAATTAACACTTATTCCGTTTTTGAAAGGACGATACATATTATGTCAGATTTTTTTAGTTTTAGACTTCCAGAAGACTTTGTAGAAAAGTATACAAAAGTTGAAAGTCCATTTGGATTTAAAGATGCAGCAGAAAATTCACTTGGAGAAATTACTTTTATTCGTACTTATTCTAGAATGAAGGAAAATGGAACTAAAGAAAGATGGCATGAGGTTTGCCGTCGTGTAATCGAGGGCATGTATTCAGTTCAAAAGAATCATGCTAAAGAAAACCGTTTGCCTTGGAATGACTATAAGGCTCAGAAGTCAGCACAAGAAGCATTTGATAGAATGTTTAATCTGAAGTGGACACCGCCAGGTCGTGGTATGTGGGCATTTGGAACTCCAATGACCATGGAAAAGAAAAACTCAGCAGCACTACAAAACTGTGCAATGGTTTCAACAAAAGATCTTGACAAGAATGATCCAGGTGCCTTGTTTGCCTGGGTAATGGATGCCTTAATGCTTGGTATTGGGGTGGGGTT